GTGTTCTTGAAATTACCCTAATAACTATTGCCACAGAGTTTGATATATATTGAAAAGTAATATCATACTCTCGATTAATGCAAAAGTTAAAAAGTAATGCTCACCGCGCAGAAGTTCTGAATGCCAGTCAAATGGGCATCGAGTTTGAATTCTATTCTAACTTAGAATTAGATGAGACACATAAGTCTGTATCTGAAATTCTAGGTAGAAAGATTAAACTAGAAGATAAGGCTCATTCAGATTTTCAACCATCAGCAGATGTATTTAAGATGGAACCCGATATGTCGGGTGGTGCTGGTCTTATTGAATTAGTAACTGGTCCTATGCCGTATAGAAGTGCTAGGCTGGTTATCATGAAAATGTTAGGATGGATTCGTGAAAATGGCTATACGTCAGATAGAGCGTCAATCCATCTTAATATGTCTTTCAACCCAGATTACTTAGAGGATAAAAATATGATTCAACACATGAATGTGATGAAGTTTATTCTCGAGTTTGATGAAGCAAGAGTCTATAAGTATTTCCCTAATAGAGAAAATTCAACTTACGCAAAGTCTATTAAATGGATTATGCCAAAGCATGAAGCATTCTACTATAATGAGGATATGATTAACAAAGATAATTTTACATTTGCTAATACAAAATACTATGGGATTAACTTTGAAAAGGCACTACAAAACTACCTAGAATTTAGATATATTGGTGGTAAAGATTATGAAAAAAGAACTGAAGATATTTTACATTTAGCTGATAGCTTTATTATGTCTATTTGGAAATCTTGTCATAATCCTAGATTTTCGCCGGCAAATAAAATTGAATTAAAGAGAATTCTTAAAAAGAATGAACCTTTAACTGAAATGCTAAAAGACTATAAAGCAGTAAATAAATATTGGCCGAAGATAAATATATTAGTGGATTTACAAGATAATCCGCAAGTTATTGAAGTTCAATGGCAAAGATTTAAGAAAAAGGTACTAGATCTTTTATCAAATGGCTCGTTAGAAGAGGGGATTATTAATTATGATTCTGATTATTCTTCGGTACAAGTTAAGAATGGTAAGTTTGGTGCTGCATATCTTTTAGACGGCTTTGAATTTGTAGATTGTGAATTATCTGGTAATATTGAAAACAGCTCTATATTTGGAGGCAAAGTAAAAGGTGCTCAAATCTTAAGGTCTCAATTATATAAAGGCTGTGAAGTTTTAGATTCTAAAGTAGAGTCTAGCTACGTACACGGAAGTTGCGACCTCACCAACTGTTATGTTTTTGGTAGGGACGGAATCTTTAAAGGTAAAATGAATGGTGGTATTTTTAGAGAAGGTGGTATTGGTAAACATGCTAGATTTGATAAAAATACTGAAATAGTGGTAAGCACAAAAATAGAAAATTAAAATGAGTGAAATTAGATCAGGTAACGAAACCAACCTAAACACCGAAAGAAGTTTTGGTGATAATTGTCTTAATGCTTTTTTACAAGAATTAGGAGATGATTTAACTGGTGCATGTATGGTTCCTGTTAACCTACCTCAAAGAGAAATTATGAACATAGTTAAAAGAGCCAAAAAATGGTTCTATAAAAACTATGAAGATGCTGTAAGAGAAAACTATTATCATATACCTTCTTCGGTATTTAGTTCTACATACTTTAAAAATCACAGATCTTTAAACTTACCTAACGCAAGTTCAGATGGATCTGGTGCAGTATTTTCAGTATTTGGTGTTCACGATTTAGGAAGTGGTTTTAATGGAACAGGTCAAGGCCTTGATGTTAGATTCCAAGGTGGTGGTGATTTCGCACTAGAAAAAATGTTATTCAGAGGTATGTATGATGGATCTGGTCCAGCTGAAGCAGCCGAAGAATTACAATATTACGTATTAAATGCATCGATGGCTGATTTATCTAGGCAGATATTAGAAAATCCTATTTCATTTCAGTACTCGAGATTAACAGGAGAGTTAAAGATATTAGGAGATACTCCTAAGCAAGATGTTATTTTACAAGTTTATGAAACTCTACCTGATTGTGCTATCTATGAAGATGAGATCTTCTTTAGATATTGTTCTGCTAAGATTAAGCAATCCTTAGGTGCCAAACTTGGTATCTTTAAATTTGCATTACCTGGTAATGTAGAATTTGATTATGACGCAATAAAAGACATGGGAGACACCGAATTAGAGTCGATTATTGAAGAAATTAAGGGCGATGAAGGCGTGGACTGGATGTTCCACTCATAATGAGCCGAATACATATATAAATGGATTTTTACATTAAATACATAGGTGACCCTAACTATAGAGCAGGAGTTCTTCAGAATTCTACTGAAGTTCATCAGTTAATAGCTCAAATTGAGACTGTATTATTTACAAGAAAGCAAGATGTACTAGGTAATCCTGATTTTGGTTGTAATTTAGAGGATTTGGTTTATAGTTTAAATCAAAATGAATGGCAAATCAAAAATGAGATAGTAAACCAATTGGATAACTATTGCCCTCTATCTAGAGACTATTCAACTGACGTTGAAGTGACTTTCTATAAAGGTGAGGTAAGAGATATTTGTTATGTGGATATTACAGTTAATAATGAATATCAAATCCAAGTAAATTTAAGATAAATAACTAATGGCGGAATTAAAATTTTTAAATACACTAAGAACACGAGCAAGTCAAATTCAGGCAGATGCGCGTACATATATCGCTAGGGTATACAAGAGATCCGGGACGTTATTTACCGATGCTTCTCCTTTTGCTCAAGTAGTAAATGTAGTTTCTGAGATTACTGAATTAATTATGTTCTATATTGAAGACTCATTAGTAGAACAAAATATTTACACAGCTCAGCAACCAGAGTCTATATATGGTATGGCAAGATTAACTGGCCATGATGCAACAAGAGGGTTTGCAGCAACTGGTGAAATAGAATTTAGATGGAAGGTTGGTGCAGATCTAGGTATGATTGCTGGTAGTGGTTTAAATGTAGATGCAAGATCTGAGTTAACATGTCAATTAAATGGATTAACTTATACAATATTATCTTCACAAGAAAAATATAGATTAGAAAAATCTAATAAGAATAAAACTAAGGTTGCTATTATTCAGGGTAAGTTTGAAAAACAAACCTTTACTGGAACTGGAGAAAAGATGCAATCATATAACGTTAAGATAGCCTCTTTGACAGATCATTCTAAAGTTAGTGTTTCTGTTAACGGGCAAAAATGGACAAAGCACGAATCAGTCTATGATATGCTAAACGAGGAACCAGCATATATTATTAAGACTGGAGTTTCTGGAGGCCTAGATATTTACTTTGGTACTGGTAATTTCGGTGCAATACCTCCAGCAGGTTCTGATATTATGGTAGAATATGTAAAGCATAAAGGTGCTTTAGGTAATTTAGCTGATGGACAAGATCTACAATTCCAGTGGACTTCAGAAGGAACTGATTCAAATGGAACTGCATTTGACTTAAACGAATATCTAGAAGTTAATGTTACTTCATCTCCTAAAATGGGAGCTGATGCAGAGGACACTGAGTTTACTAAATTAATGGCCCCTCTCGCTTCTAAATCTTACGTCTTAGCAACTCCGGACAATTACGAGTATTTCCTATCAAGATATGGTATGTTCTCGTATGTGGATGCATACAATACCACATCGGATCAATATTTAGATGATGATAATGTTATCTATATTTTTGCAATTCCAGATGCTAAGAGAAAATTATTAGCAGATCAAGACTACTTCTCAATTCCTTTAAATGAAATGTTCTTCGATCAAAATGAGTACGACAAAATGTCGCAAGTGATTCAAGATAGTGGTCAACAAATGGTGACAACAGAAGTTATATTTGTAAAACCTAAGATCAGAAAATACAGCATGGATATTAATATTAGGTATTTTGAAGGCTATACAAAACAAGAAATTTTTAATGAAGTAAGAGCTAGAGTTAGTGATTACATGTTAAATGTAACAAGAAGAGATAAATTACCTAAATCCGATATTGTCTATATCTTAGAGGAGATTGATGGTATTGATGCAGTTAATGTGAGATTTATATCTGAAACAGAAGAGACCGCAAGAAGGTTAGGCTATTATGAGTCTAAAACTGTTACAGTTGTACCACAAGAACCTGTAATTCTAGAAGAAATTGGTAACGGCAAACAAAAATATGTTTTCTTTAAGCGTATAGAGGAAGTTAAGACCGTGGATGTAGATGCTACTACCCAGATTCCTTATACAGTTGCAGGCTTAGACGAATGGGGTGACATCATTATGGAACACGAAGAAGTTGCTGTCTTTAGAGGCGGATGGCTAGATCGTGATGGTGATGAAATCGTAGACGACGCGTTGATAAATGCTGAAGCAGCACTTAGTATAAACTTTGATGATGCGCCGGTACCTAGAACAATATACACTAGAGTACAGGCTGGAAATAGAAAAGCCTTGAAATAATGTTATTTAATAATATAAGAGCATACAAGCGTAAGAGGCTATATAAGATAGCTAAGCATAGAAGAGATGATCTAAAGAATATAAGATATGACTATGATAAAAATGGTCTGCTTAAAAATCAGCTATCTAGGTTTATTCAAAGAAACCAAGTAATGAGAGAGTTCTTAGGATTTATTGATGATATGATGACTAATGTTTTACGACAGGTTAGATACTTAAGAAATTACAAGAACTTTACGGTAGAAAAAGACGACGACAGAACTAGATAATATGTGGAATAATTTAAGATTCTTTAATGGTACTGATTCTGAAATCCAGTTAATTCAGGATGCGGATGGTATTTGGACTGGTAAAGTCTATATGCCAGAAGTATCTGCAAACTTATACGAAACAGTAAACCTATTTGTTCTAGAAGAGTGTTTATTAAATGGCGATTTAGTTATTAATAAACCAGTCTCTCCAGATAATATAATTACTACATTAGATTTTAGTTGGGAAGCTATAGAGTCTGACCAATCTAAAGATGTAATAATGTATGGTATGCGCATGGATGGTGGTAAGGCCTATGTAAAGGAATTAAAAAACCAATCATTAACGTTAGCACCTTTTGATACAATTGATTCACAAGATAGTAATTATCTAAAAAGTATTAATACACAATTAAATAGTGCTTTACAGGTTAACATAGCTGTTTCTTCAGAACATGAAGGTATTCACAAGAGAGTATTGCAAGTTAAAGCCGGTGAGGTCGTGGTTGCAAGAATTGAATTTTATGGTGAAGTTGAAGCAGAAGATCCTAGATTAAAAGTATTATTAGCTAACTTAGGTGCGTCTTTAGAGGAAGAAGACTTTATGTTATTTAAGTCTCATGATATTTCAGAGATGCATCCTGATTACCAACTTCTAAATCAAAAGAGAAAAGAATTACTATTAGAGCTAAATAATATTAAGCCATTTGTTGGTACGTATAAAGCTATTCTAAATGCAATTGACTTTTTCGGTTATGATAAGATTACACTTAAAGAGTATTGGATTAATGTAGATAAAGACTCGAAGACTTTCGGTAAGTTACATGCAATTCCCGTACCTAACTCATCGGTAAGAGGAGAGAGAATAAGAAAGCGTTTGAAATTTAAGATGCCTTCTTCAACTCAAAAGAAAACTAGTAGATTTTCTTTAGTCTATAGATTAAATGAGCCTAATGGAACTTTCGATCAATGGGATATTGCAAATGTTGATGAGGTATTTGATTATACTCCAGATGAAGTCCTAATTAAATTATACGGTTTAAAGAATAGATTACAAAGAGATTTTTTACCCCTTGAAGCTAAAATCGTAGATATTACAGGAGAAGGCGACTATTTCTCTCAGAAGAACTTAAATATTTGGAAGATTCAAAATCCAATTGGCTTTTTTACAGAGGGACATAGAGTAAAGTTTGATGTATTTCCAAAAGATAGAGATCTTTTTATTGAAGATACATCGATGGTTTTAAAACCAAGCCTAGATCAAGATGATCTTACTAATAACTATAATACATTTTTAAATTTAGCTATTGGTGAAGAGTCTACCATGACTGTAGCTCAAAGAACAGAGTTAAAATCAGTCTATGAAAAATTCTACGAGACTTATCATGATAGGGAAATGAATTCATGGAACTCTAATTTTTCTTCAACTAAAATTCCAATAGGATGTCCAGTTATTTTAGATTCTATGGAGTCTTGGGATGATGTTTGGGACGAGGCTAATTTTGTTTGGGATGATGCAGTTGATGCAAATGAAAATCTAAAAGTAACATGGAACGATTGGTGGAAAAGATGGGTATATGAAGTTGAATGGATTATTGATGGACCACAGGGATGGCACCAAGAATATAGAGGTCCAGTTGATGACTATAAAAGATTACCTGTTAATTTACCTTATGTCGGAGCTTATACTATAGAATTAAGAATTTATGATCTATTTGGCCACATGTCTTACTATAAGAAAGACGATCTATTTGAGGTTAAATTAAAAGAGTTAGAATTATATGGTATCTATAAATGGTTAGAGGTAGATAGTAAAGATAGAATTGCAACATGGGATTCTAAATCTTTAGACTGGGATAAATCAGGTGGATATTGGAATTTTGCACAAGATAACACTGCAAAGATTGATGATAACATTGCAACATTCTATCAAACTTTAGATAGAGCAAATTATTTACATAGAGAAGAAGACCAAGGTGTAAGATTCTCAATGGTAAGAAGGTTTGTCGATCCATTCTCAGATACTGGATATTCAGAAACTACTGGACCATACCAATGGGATGAATGTGAATTTAGATGGAAAGATACAGTTCATAACTGGTGGGATAACATGAGAGTTGGCCCAGATTTAACAGCATCTTTTAAGATTAACTGGATTGAACAGGGTGATATTCTAAAAATTACACATAGAAATCCATCAACAAAAGAAGTAATAGTAGGGGAGCATAAGATTTTATCTGAGTCTCCTTTAAGTGCTAATGATATTACTAGATGGGAAACTATTGCAAATGAATTAGAGGCTAGTACAGATCCTATTATCGCTAAATTTAACTATAACCCTATTTTCTTAGATGAAGATAATGATAGTGATATTGATAATTTTGATAAATTCTACTTCCTTTTATGTTCAGGTCAAGAGTATTCTAAGAACTATGATTTTGAAAAAGTAGAGATTATTAAAGACACTGCGTCTACAGTCAATGCGCCCGCAGATGGCTTTGTACACTCTGTGGCATATAATCCTTCGTGGGATAATTTAAAAGTATTTAAAAATTGGGCAGAAGTTGAAAGATCTACCCATATCACTATATCAACTGATATTTCTAAGTTTCCAGGTGCTAGAAATCCAAAATGGACTATCACTAATATAACTAACCCAGAAATCAATGATATATACTATAATAATATGTGGCTTACATACATCTTCCAAGAGCCGGGTAACTACTCGATTGAACTGGAAGCTGAAGACACGTATGGAAATAAGAACGTTGTAAAACGCAACATGTTAAAAGTAAAATAAATATAAAATGGCAAACATTACTGAAATTTTAGGTACAGATTCGGTATCATCATCGAGACCAGTTATCAACAGTAACTTTGAGTTATTAAACGACGAGTTAGCTTCAGTTGTAGCTTTAATAAACCCTACTACTGGTGTATTAAGTGGTTTATCTTCAGCAACAACACAACAGCTTAACGTAGTAGACGGCTCAGCTTTACTTTCTGTTAGTTCTGCAGGTGCAACATTTGGCACAGCAGCTACAATGCAGAATGTTAATTTAGGTGGTAAACTTATTAAGTCAGGTGTAGTTGGAACTGCTGCAGTAGCAACAACCAATACAGCACCAAGTAACTTAGATAAGTCTAACTACTTTATTGACGGGGAATTTACGCTTCCAGTTGGAGATGACGGGCAAGAAGTTACTCTAATTAATGTAGCAAATTCAGCAGTTGAAGTTAAAGCAAACACGGGACAAGGTGCTGCGCTAGCTGCTACTTCAATTAGCTTAGATGGTCTTAACTCGACGATAACACTGAGATGTTTTAACACAGTTTGGTATGTGGTAGGTTCACATAAAGTAACTGTACAATAAAAATTAAACCGAAACTGTAGATGGCAACTCCATTAGTAAGAATACCACAGCCGCAAGGTGGCACAATGTATGCTTTCGCTTCTTCGGCGAGAGATATTACTAGAGCCTTTAACAGTGCTGACATCAATTTTGAATTTAGTAAATTCGCTTTACTAGATCTACCTGATTTTACGCAATCTGTTGACGGAGCTAACGCTATTGACTTTGAGGTAAACTTAAAGCAACCCTCTGGTCAAGCATATAATGCAACTCAGCCCAATGTGGATTTCGCTCAAACATTCCAAAATTACGCATTAAATTTAGAAGAGATACTTCTAAAGGATGATGACTATGACCCAATTATTCTGCAATCCGATGCAGAAAAGATTTTCTTTAAGTGGTTATCAGCATTAGGTGCTGTAGATTTTAGACCAACTGATTCTAATGAGAGTTCAACAGGAGCATACGCTGAAAATAATAATTCTATTTTAGGCGGCTCGAACTACGATAAAGTAGTTAAATACTTAGGTCATATTGACGCTGAGAACGACGTAGCTTATCAAGGCAATACTTACCATGAAGTTTATATTAACGTACCGACAGCGGTAGGTAATACACCTCTAGTATTGTTTAAGCCTACAGACTATAATACATCTGCAACTAAACTCTATCCAACTGATGTTAACGCAGTAAATGTTGAAGGTAGAGAAGGTCAAACACATCCAGATCCTAATATTAATTTAGAACCTGTAGTAGATCAATGGACCCTAAACTCAGGACCATACTATGACATTCAAACAAATGCTACTGATTCGGTACAAATTGATTGGGAAACTGCTTCTTATGAAACAATTCAAAATAATCCAGACGTAGAGTCTTTATTAGACTATGCAAAAACTGGACAACAGTTTAAGTTTAATGCTGTTTTAGTTTATTATGATTTATATAGCTCTTCTGTACCAGCAAATAGAGCTACAAACCTGTACGGAATTCTAATCTTAGATGATATTTTAGATGCTTACGGACCGGGTACAAAAATTCACGAGCAAATTAAATTTAAGCCTAATGAAGTTACAGGCTTAAATGGTAATGCATATTCTTTAAAATTAAATCTTAAATTTAATTCATCGCTAGATAACGTAGGTGTTGAGACAAGTATAAATGACTTTACTACTTTCTCCATGGACCTTTTCATGGACACTACTACAGCGTTAGAGAATGCGACAGATCTATTACTACAAGCTAATAATAGATATAATAAAATTGTAGAAAGATTAGACTCTTTAGAAAACGTAATCTTAGGTACTGCTAGAGCTGCGGCACTTGAGTCTAGAATTCAAGAGTTAGAAGATGATTTTACAGCATCTTCATTACAGTTACAAGATTCAAATGCATTACTAGCATTAATTAATAATGCTCACACAAAAATTAATCAATTGGTAGATGGTACTATCCCAGTAGAATTACAATATAATACAGATGTAATCTTCTCAGGTAGAGGTACTACAGTTGATAAATCTATTGCAGGTAAAATTAAAGTTAATAATGATGTAGATGGTTACGCTGTATCTGATGTATATCAATGGGATATTGCATCACAGATTACGACTGGCGCATTAACCCCAACTACTCCATTTGATAACTCATTAGCAAACCAATATGGTGTTTGGGCCAAACTAAACGCATATTCAAATAGATTAAGTTTAAATAACTTGTTAAACCAAGAGGTGCTAAATAGTAACCTAAATATATACATTGATGATTCAACAACAGGTTGGAAGAAGGGTCAAGTTTTCAAAGTAGCTATTGATACGATAGATGTAGATGGTAATAATATTAACATACTAACTAATAAGTCTGGTGGGTTTAATACTACTATTACAACTATTGCTCCATCACAGCTATTAACAAATAAACCTTACTTTGAAATCGTTTGTATCGATCCGGTCAATTATGTATTTGAAGTAGATATTTTAAGATAATATGAACACGAACAACTCTATATCTAACTCTCTAAAGAAACTGCTAGAGATTAATACTAACTCGCTAAAGACGTTTGAGCGTATTAATGAAGCAGTAACTACTAATGCGAAAGACATCCCGTTAGAAATTCTAACTGACGAGGGTACTAAAATAGTATCTGTACCTGGATTCGGCTATATGAAAAGAGAACTTGAGAGATTAGATAATAATCTAAAAGCTCTAGCAGGTTTAGGTAAAGGTTCGACTAGAGTAAAATTACCAGATGGTACTTTTCAAAGTATTATTACTACTTCATTAAAAACTCCAGCAAATGATATTACGTCTTTAGCTAGACCGACTGCTTTTATTTCAAAGCCTAATTATTTTGCAGAAGATTTCTTAAACCCAATGTTAGCCACAACGATAGATGTTAGTGGTCAAATTCCAAATGATACAGAAAGGGTTTTAGTAAAAAGAATTTTATTTGATGGTACAAATCAAGTAGCAGTAGACTTCTTTAATGAAAATTATAGAGACCAAGATAATATTGATTACTTAACTGCTATTAGAGATATTGTCAATAACAACATTGCATATACACTTGACGAAGAGTTAAGAGATATGCCTTATAGAACTACACAATATACTGGCAAGTTTGATGTCCTATCAATTTCAAATTCTCAAAGAGAAGTTTTAGAAGATGGTATTACTGTAAAACAGGCTATCAAATTATATACTTTAGATAGATTAACATACTCAGATAATGATAAAGATCTAGATGAGACTGAATTATTACGCGTAGGCGATCAATTGATGGTCACTGGTGGTTCTAAAAACACAAGATATAGAATCACAAAGCTGGACGCTTCAACTCGTCAGGCTGAGCTTACGTTGATAGAGGGCTATGAGGCTATTAAGATTGGTGCAGGTACTTTATCAATCTATAAGGTAGAAGATAATAATTTAGATCTAGAAATACCTGTAGGATTTGATGAAAGAGTTTTATGTTTTGTAAAAGCATTAGATCCTGAATCTAAAATCTTAGCTGAATCATGGTCTCCAGGTATTGGATTCTATTCAAATGATTTAGAGATATTAGAGGAAGATGGTAGTATCACATTACTTTCTGATTATTACAAAGCAAATGTGGCTGACTTTGGTAAACTTATTATGTCTATTAAAGAGGATAATATACCACCTGCAACGGTTGGTGTAACTCCAGATGCTCCTACATTAAATGCTAGTAACTTTAAAGTTGTTCAGATTAATAAACATTTAACTGATAATGATTCAGCGGATAAAATTAAGAAATTATCTGCAGATAAAGCCAAAGTACTTGAAGCTGTTAAAAAATTAGATGACACAATTTCTAAAAAGAGATCTGAGATTGCTACTAAGAAATATGAATCTAAAATACAGAAAGATAAAGATAAAAACGAATTAAATGCATTAATTGAAGAAAGAGTATCAGAATCTAAACTTTACAACTCAATCGTAACACAGATTCAGGCATTATCTTCTTCATCTAATGCAACTAAGATTGCACCTAAATATAGAATTAGAGGTTTCTGGGCTGTACCTTCAGCTAAACAAGTAGCAGATACTTTAGACCAGAACGTTGTGCAGTTTATTATACAATATAGATACTTATCTACTTCTGGAAAGGCGGCAGAAGCAGCTCAGCTTAAATTTACTGATGAGAGTAGAGAAAAGCAGGCAATCTTCTCAAACTGGAATGAAAAGAAATCTAAAGTTAGAAAGAGAGCAAAGTCTATTGATAATAACGGTAATATTGCTAGTAAATTTACATGGCAAGAAACTAAAATCGAAGATGGACAAGAAATTAACTTTAACCAGTTAGATATTGCTATTAACCAGGGTGAGCTAGTAGAAATTAGAATTAAATCAGTTTCAGAAGCTGGTTATCCTGCTAACCCAATCTTATCTGATTGGTCAGAGCCAGTTACAGTATCATTCCCGGAAGAAGAGGTTGATACAACTGATGTTGCTGCTGTAGTAGAAGTTAATACTGCTGAATTAGCAAAAGTAGAAATTGTTGAAGAGTTAACTGCACAAGGAGTTTATACTCATGTTGAAGATGCATTTACTGCAAATGAAAACTATTATGCTCACGTTGCAACAAATATTGCATCCGGCTTTTTATCTCCGGAACAAAAACCAATATCAGTCTATGACAAGATAGCGGAACTTGAAGCTCAGATCGCAGGTCTTAAAGGTACTGTTGAAGCTGAAGTTGGAGAATTGGTTGTTAAGATTGTTGCTGAAGATGGAACAGTTACTAATATCGTAAAAGATACTACAACTCAATTATTTGCAGGTTATTATGTAGATGAAGTTGCTGATCTTACAATTAGAAAAGGACATATTGTAACTAAGACATTTAAGTTACAATTAGAAAATAGTAAAGCCACTAAATTAGAATTAGTTTCTAGGCTAGTTGGTGATAGAACTAAACCAGCATATAAGTCTGTTAAACCCGGTTCTCCGGAACACGATAATGGGTTTGGTATTAAAGAAAACGATCAATCTGGTGAAGCTATTGATAATAAGGTTATTAGAGATAATTACTACCAAGAAGAGGGTAATTACGACCTAGTACCAGTTCAGTATCAAAATATTCCTAATAATACTTCAAGTGGAGCAGGCGCTGGAGAAGGTACTTATGATAATACATGGGATGCACCTTACCAGTCAATGCAAAGAAGAGGTCAGTTTATCTACAGTAGATATATGGATATTGCAAATCAAAATCCGCACTATATCGTATCTCCTCTAAATCCAGAAGCTAATATATCGATTAAAGATTACGAGTATGATTTAAGTATTCCTGATACTAACACACCATGGACTGCAACAAATAGTGCAAATGACTTTATTTGGGCTGGAAGTTTTTCCAACTATACAGATTCATGGAATGCTGATAAAATTAATACAACTAGTACTAGTACTATTACTTTAAGTGAATATAATACAGGTTTATTTGTTCACAAAGACCACCCTCTTTTAGAGAATCTATGGGATAGTGTACAAGAGTCTGGTGCAAATAGTGTTGATCTATCAAACCTTAAGAAGTCAATGATATTTTCTATGACAAAGACTTCTATTCAAGCAACAGGTGGTACTCTATTTAGTATATTTGGATATGACTTAAATACGACACAAGTTACTGCTAAACAACAAACTGCATTCCACTCAGGTGATGGGTTATTTGATACTGCTTTAAATGATGCTCAAATTGCTGCAGGTAATGGTCCAATTGTAAGACCTATTAAAATGTCTTTTGACGCAAGTGACCAGTACTTATTAGGTGGTAGATCTTGTGGCGCTTACCTATTTATGTCTCCTGTTAATTTAGATAGTTTAAAAGTTAGTGGTGAAACTAAAAGGTCAGCAAAAGAAATTAGAGCAAAAAAAGATAATGAGTCGAACGCAGTTTCAGTAGATGTAGTATTCCAATATAGAATGACTGATTACTTTGGCAACAACGAATCTATTGACACTGGTAGAATTGGTGGTTTCGGAAGACTTGCGTATAATAACTTAACTTATACTAAGAAAATAGGTTTAGACATTTTTGACAAGTACGGTGAACAATTCTCATTCGATTTAGAAGTGTTTGCAAAGTATGGTCCAAAAGGTAAGAACTTAAACTCTATCAAAGCTGCGAGATTACTTAGATAATGTATATGTCCCCACCAGTTGGATGGATATATAGTAGAGAGGATTCTCTATAAAAGATAAAAAGGTAAATGGCAGTACAACAAATAAACTTATCGGATGTCGGGTATTTAACGTCGGCAGGAGCGTTAGGGCATACAGGTCCATTTGATGAAATAACATGGATTGATGATGCTGTAGCTAGCACGGTGTATTTTACAACTTTTGATAATACAGCGACGCCTCCTTCATCTGGGTTATCAAATCCGTTTGATGGTAATGTTACAGACTCTCAAGGTAATCCTACTCCTGGTTGGTATAAAACAGATACTGGTGATGTTATTCAAATTGATAGTTCAGGACAACAAGCAGGCACATTTACTACAACGTTAGCAACTACAGAAGCAACAACAACTTTAGCAACATTTTTACCAGCAGATGCAGAACCAGTTACAGTAGCAGCTGGATTAACTGGTACTTCAATTGTTTCTCAAGATGTAACTATTGGTGGATTAGGTGCGTTTGCAAGTGCTAACCCTACTAATTATACATTAGGTATTTCTGATTACGATATTAATATTACAGTCCCAAGTGGTTTTGATAATACCGGACAAGAGGTTACGGTAACTGTAACTGGAGTATCTGTAACAGAACTAGATTCAATAGCATGGGATAGTGGTAATACTGGTAATATATCAGTAGGATCTGCTGGCCAAGATCAAAACTCACAGCCGTCAGCTCCTTTAGAGCAATATAGTATGACTGGCGCTAATGGAAACCTAGATGGCCAAGACTTTGAGCTACAAAACGGAACACCTAATAATGCCTGGGATAGTGGTACTCCCACAATATTTCTAACAAATTCTAGTCTTACAGGTGGTAATATTCAGATTGTTATCCCACCGAATCCTTCTAATGATAGTAGATCTATCGAGATTAGGCTGCAACACCCTGACGATCCATCAAAGGTTTCTGCATGGAGAACTATTACACAAGCAGGTTCTAATGCAATTCCAGTAGCTTACGACTATACATTTAATATACCTGCAGATACAGACCCTCTTGAAAAAGAATTAGATTTTTCTAGTCCAACCGGTTGGACGGGTGCTGGAGTAGTAGGTGATTCTGATGATAGTTTTGGAGCTGGTGATTTACAAATAAGAATTTTAACAGCAGTCAACTGTACTGTTGAAGATGTTAATGGTAGCGGCGGTGCTTTATCACTTCCGGCTGTTATTTCTAATGGTAGTAATGGCGCTCCGACTATAAAAATTATACCTGATACTGATGCTGCAATTACCAATCTAGTAACGTATGAAGCGTTCGATGATTCTGGAGATTCTGATGACGGGACTATTAGTTTAGTAGTACAACAGGCACAAAACCAAGCTCCAATTATTCAGGGTGGTAATGAATTTACACTACCGTCTGTAAATGTTGGAGATGTTTACCCATCTTTTAACCTAGGTGCTTATATTAACGCAACTGAGGAAACACCTGCAGCTGACTTAACATACTACATTTCTGTTAATGATAACGGTGCTGGATTAAGTGGTTCTGGTGGAACACTAATGACAGCTGGTGATTATGCAGGTCAACATGGTACTT